AGAGGCCGATGATCGCGGCCAAACTCGACTTGCCATTCTTGCGGGCGAGGTAAATTGACGCGCTGCGGAACCGCCGCTTGCCCGTGTCGCGCCGCTGCCATCCGAAAAGCGAGCAGAGCAGGAAGCATTGCCACGGCTCCAGGCGGATGCGCGGGGTGAAACCGGTGGTGGCGTCGGCGCGCGCCCACTCACCCTTGACGTGCGGGAGCAGTTCCGCGAAGCGGCAGACGAACTCGCCGAGCTTGGCGTGGTATTTGAACGGCCACGAATGGTCATTTTCCGCGCGCCAGAGGTCATTGCGGTGGCGGGCGCACGCGAGGCGCACCCATTTGCAGGCCGGGATGATGCCGTCGAGCACGTCGGCGACGTAGGCGGCGGCAAGGGCGGCGAAGTCACGCGGGGGCAGGGGCGGGGCCAGCGGGGCGGACGGCGGCTCCGGCTCGGCTTCCGACGGCGGTGGCGGCTCATCCTCCGCGTCCGGCGGCGGCGGCTCGGCTTGCGCGACGGGCGGCGCGGGCGGCCGGTAGCCGGGGAGCAAATGCGCGATGGCCCGCAGGTCAGCCGGGCGCAGGTTGCCGCCCTTGGCCCACTTCGCCAGCAGGTGCTTCTCGCGCGCGGATTGCAGCAGCGCGGCGGACGGGAGCGTGGCGGTGGTGGGGTCACTCATGGGGGAAAAGCCAACCGGCGAAGTCGCCAAAGCGAAAGATTTCAACTCCGCCCTCGGTTTCGTGTTTCATCAATGGCCGCTGAATCCCAGCGAGGCTCATTTCTTTCTGTAGGATTTCTTTCGCGTCCACGCCAGCGGCGACCTTCCCGGCGAGCGCGAGGCGGGAAAGCACGGCGGCGGCATAGCCGGAAGGCGATTCTGTCTTGTCGAAAACCAGCAATGCCCCGCCGGGATTGAGGTTGGCGCGCACGCGCCTGATAAACCCTACCCGCGCCGCCGGTGGGATAAACATAAGGCAGAGGAAACAGACAGATAAATCATGAGGCTGGAAATCAAACGTAGCGGCATCGGCTATCGTGAACTCTCCCGGCGCGCGGTATTTAGCGCGCATGGATTCCGCATTGTCAATTGCGACCAGCCGCGCCCCTCGCGCCGTGAGCGTGTCCGCAATCGCGCGCCCGATGTTACCGGTGCTCGCGCCAATGTCATACACCATCCCACCGTGCGGAATGTAGTGGCGCGCGACATGGGAGACGATGCCGGTCGTGAGTTCATACCACGGCAACTGCTCCCGTACATGGCGGTCAAAGCCGTTTGCGATTTCTGATGTCTTGAATGTCCAATCGCGTGGGATTTTCATTGGTTGAGTTTGGTGAGGATTTCGTCACGAATAGTTGCCGCGATATGGCTCATCATTACGGGCGGAACGCTGCGGCCAAGCCGCTCCCATTGCTGCGCGTAGCTCCCACACAAAATGAAGTCATCGGGGAACGCGCAGATAAGGCGAAGCTCGGCGATAGTGAACTTGCGCTTTTCGGTTGGAAGAACAGGACAAGCAATACCGCTAGAACCGTGTGAGGCAAGGATTGATGGGCTTGGTTTGTTTCTGTCTAACTTAATCATGCTAAAGTATTTACTAGATTGCTCTCCTTCTTTTAGATTGTCCCATTCCTTTCCGGTACAATATCGGCTGATGTCGGTTTCGGCTTCGACAACAACGGAGTCGTTGCGCTTTGCTCCTATTCCAAGAGTCGTGACGGAAGGTGATGGCGTGTCGGTAAAAACCCTGTCCGGCTCGTTAAATACTTCCGTCTGACGCGCATCCGTAATCCACGGCAGCGCATCGCGCACGCTGTAGCGATACGGCAGCGGGCGCGGATGCACCGGCTCCGTCACCAAATCTTCCCGCACGCCGATAAAAATTGTCCGCTGCCTCTGTTGCGGCACGCCCAGCCATTGCGCGTCGAGCACGCGGCACGTCACGCGGTAGCCGCTCGCCTTCATCGCGGCCAAGATTTCCAAGAAATAGCCCTTGGCGACGCCCTTCACCAAGCCGCTGACGTTCTCCGCTTGGAAAACTTTCGGGCGCAGCCCGCGCAGAAGGCGGACGTATTGATGGAAAAGGTCATCCGTGCGCTGCGCTCCGTCGCTGTATTTCTTGACCTTGCCCCAGTCCGCCGCGCGCTTGCCAGCCGTCGAGAATGACGCGCACGGCGGGGATCCTTCCAGCACGTCAAGCTCACCGGGTTTCAATTTCAATGCGGCCAAGATTTCTTCCGGCTGAATCAGGCGGATGTCCCGCGCGTCCATGATAGTGCCAGTGCTGTTGGCAAGGTAGGTCTCCCGCGCGCTCTCAATAAACTCATTTGCCCACGCCACCTTGAAACCCGCCATACGGTATCCGAGGCATGACCCGCCGCACCCGCTGAACGTACTCGCCACGGTAAATCCGTTCCACGGGAGCGCGCCGATCTCCGCCATGCTCGGCACGCGGTAGGGCGGTTTATTTTCCGGCGGCTTCATGGTTTGGGTTGGGTTGTGTTTCTTCGATCCAGTAATCTCCAAAGGCGCTCAGTCCGCCGGTCATCACCGTGGGACATGGCTCGGCGTCGAGGTTCAATCCGTTTTGACTAGGATTGATCGCGCTATCATGCCTCAGGCGCAGCATGAAATTTTCCGCTCCAGCGGTATTTGCATTTCGGGCATTCGTGCTCCGTCTCAATGCTCTCGTCCATCTCCGCGAAGCTGTCCGGCGGCGCAACCGCCGTCATCATTGCCGCCAGCGCGTCCGCCGTGAACCCGGTCAGCTCCATGTCGAGCGCGCCCGTGTCCATCGCGCCGAGCAAGTCCTTGAGCGCCGCAGCGTCCATGTCGGCCAGCTCGGCAAGCCGGTTGTCGGCCACGAGGTCAGCAAGCTCCGTCGCCTCGTCCGCGTATTCCTGCACGTCCACCGGCACGCTCTCCCAGCCGGCCAGCCGTGCCGCCTGCAATCGGCCATGACCTTTGATCATGAAGCCGCTGCGTGCGCTCACCACTACCGGCGACCGCCAGCCCGTCGCGCTGATGACTTTTGCAAGCAGACGAAGCTGCTCCGCGCCGTGCTTGTTCGGGTTTTGTGGGTGCTCGCGCAAGTCGGCCACGGCCCGCATTTCCGTAAAAGCGCAGCGCACGGCGGGCAGACCGTCGGAAGGCAGCGGGGGTTCTGGTCGGGCTTCTTTTTTTGATTTGCTCATAGAATTTTCGCCGTCTCTCCGGCGCGTCGCGCTTCCTCACCGTGCACGATTGGGGCAACCGACGCCCCAGAAATTTTACCGCCCGGCTCAAGCGCCGTTGTTTCAATCAAGCCGCGCCTCGCCAGCGCTAGGTTTGCCCGGCTCGATGCCCGCTTGCGCTCGCTCCGCGCCCGCCCGCCCAGCCCGCCAAAGTAGGCCATGACGTGCCGGACGGCCTCCGAGTCTGGCGGCGGTTGTGCCATGCCAGCCGGGAAAATCTTATCGGCATCGCGGGTCATGCGAAATGTGGAACACTAAGCCGCTTGGCGGTCAAGCGTATTTGTTTAGTGGTTACAAATCGGCGAATGCGTTACCCGTCGGCTCGCCCGGCTTGCGCTCCGCGTCGCCAAAGTCCATGACCTTCACCTTGCTACGGCTCGCCGGACTCATGCCAAGCTCCCCAAGGGCAATCCGCAACTGCGCCCAATCTGTCTCGCCCTCACTCCGCATCTGCGCCGTGAGCCGAGCTACGATCTCAACTGAAATCACATCGCAGTCGGCCAGAACGTCAAGCGGGACAACGCCCATAACCTGACGCCAGACCGCCGCAATATCGGGCGGCAAATAGTCGGGAGGAGTCTCTGCCAACCTCGCCCTCGGCACCGGCTCGCCAGCACGCGCCCGCGCTCGCGCCGGGTCTTTGGCGAATGCTCCCTTGAAGGCTAAGACGTTTGTCGGTTGGCGTGCTACCATGCGCGCACCCTTTGCCAGCGTATCCGCATTGGCAATACTTTTCTTGTTGCAAAAGGCTTGACGCCCATCCTTAAAATTGAGGGCGAAGCCCGGAAAAACCTATTTATTCATGTTTTAACGGTAAAAACGATACTTCTGAATTGCGGACGTGAGAGAAATAG